AGTAGTATTACTGACAATGGAACTGGTAACTACACAGTTAACTTTACTACTGCAATGCCGGATGTAAATTATGCTCCAATTGCCACTACTTCTAGGAAAAGCCCTGATAATGAAGCGTATCCAAATACAGTAGGCACTTCACGCTCTCCAACTACTGGGTCTATTATTATCTATCTCCGTAATCCTTATGCCAGTGCAGCAGAGGATTCTGATAATGTGAACGTAGCAGTTTTTAGGTAAACCAAATGAGTACACTTAAAACAGGAAAAGTAAAGACAACAACAATAGCTGACGAGTTAGACACAGAGTCTACTGCGGTCACTAATGTGATTAACGGATCTGCAAAGGCTTGGGTTAACTTTAATGGTACTGGTACTGTAGCTATTAGAAATTCATTTAATGTAAATAGCATTACTGATATTGGGACTGGTGAGTACAATATTAATTTTATTAATGCTATGCCGGATGCAAATTATTCTACAGTTATATCTGTTGCCAGTGGTTATTCTGGTGTTTCTGCAATCAATAGAACAGGTCAAATTTCAACTTATCTTAACGTTCCTAGTACCACAGCAGTTAGTATTCAAACAGGTGTTAATTACTACTCAGGTAGTACTGTAGAAGATGAGCCTTATGTTTTTGTAACAATCCATAGATAAGGAGCAATAATGGATAAAAGAATTATATATCCCACAGATGACGGAGGAGTTGCAGTCATAGTACCTGCTCCTAACTGTGGATTAACAATAGAACAGATCGCAGAGAAGGATGTACCTACTGGCAAAGCATATCAGATTGTAGACGTAGCTGACATCCCCAGTGATAGAACTTTTAGAAATGCTTGGGAGTATTCATAATGCCGATCACAACTAACTTAACTAAAGCAAAGACTATTGCACATGAGATGCGTAGAGCTAACCGTGAGGAAGAGTTTAAGCCACACGATGACATTATATCTAAGCAAATCCCTGGCGCTGATGCTGACGCTGCTGAGACTGCTAGGGCTGCTATCAGGACTAAGTACGAAACAGTTCAGACTGACATCGATGCTGCTATTAATGAAGTAGAGTTGCGTAATGTTGTGGAGAATATGTAATGAGTAGAGTTGTTATTCAGGGCAATGCTAGTGGGACAGGTGACTTTACCATTGCTGCCCCTAATAGCGACACAAATAGGACGCTGACGTTACCTGATCAGGCTGGCGAAATATTAACGAGTAGCGGAGCGGTCAATGTAGATTCTTCTGCCCCAGCAAACTCTTTAAATATTGACTCTAATGGTTATGTAACTAGACCAAATGTTCCGTCATTTAGAAGTAGTCTTAGTACACAAAATATTACAGCTTCCGCTACACATACAACTATTTTATGGAATGCTTATTCCGCCGCTTCTCAAAATTTATTTAATAATGGATTTACGGTAACTGATGGAAAATTTTATCCTCCTGTTGCTGGATTATATATAGTTCATTGTGTTCTTAGGGTTGACCTTATAGGTTCTGGTTATATTACTTTAACTGTTAGAAAAAATGACTCTACAAGTGGTTCTGCTGAAAGTTATAGTATTGTTCAAAGTCCAAACGGCACTTATGATTTTATATCTGGGCATTTAATGGCAGAAATGACAACATCAGATTATTTTAATGCTAGCGTTTATACGTCATCGGATACAAATTGGAATGTAGTTAGCACTAGTACATTTATGGGATATATGATCGGATAACTATGAGTACAATCGCAGTCAATGCAATTACAGATGCTAATGCTGGTAACACAACAAGCATCAATGGAGTTACGCCTAATGCTAATAACGTAGTAGGTAAGAACAAGATTATTAATGGTAACATGGCGATTGACCAGAGGAATGCTGGTGCTGCACAAAACAACTTGGCTTCTGGATGGGTGTACACAGTTGATCGTTGGGAAGTCTATTCAAATAACTCAAGCCGATTTAACAGTCAACAAAACAAAGATTCTGTAACACCGCCATCTGGTTTTAAAAATTATTTGGGTGTTTCAGTAAACACTGGATATTCAGTAGGCGCATCAGACTACAATATTCTTGCCCAACCTATTGAAGGTTTTAATACTTCGGATTTAGGATTTGGGGCTTCTGGCGCATCTACGGTCACGCTGTCCTTTTGGGTGTATACAAGCGTTACTGGAACGCATTCTGGATTTTTAGGAAACAGTTCTCTTGTAAATGCGTACCCGTTTACATTTACTGTTTCTTCAGCAAATACATGGACAAAGATCAGCGTAACTGTTGATGGCTCAACAAGCGGGACTTGGGTTGGCGCAACGAATGGTATTGGGCTGTATGTGGGCTTTAATCTCGGAAACGGGTCAAATTACCAAGGAACGGCTAATGCCTGGAACAATTCTGCATATATTCAACCAACTGGTTCTGTTTCGGTTGTAGCAACTTCATCTGCAACCTTCTACATCACAGGAGTCCAGCTAGAGGTTGGTGATGCAGCTACTGAGTTTGAGCATAGACCGTATGGGATGGAGTTGCAGTTGTGTCAGAGGTATTACTGGCAGATAACAGGAAACGTTTACGGAGGTGATTGGGGGACTCTTGGGATGGTAAGTTTTCCTTATCCTGTTGAAATGAGGTCAGTACCTACGTTTACTTATGGTGCTCTTAGAACTCCGCTGTACGGTAGTGGTTTTGGTTATAGTAGTACTAAACATTTAGGTATTTATATGGCTTCATCGCCTTATATAAGTAATGTAAAAGCAACTGCGGAGTTATAAATGTATAAATTATTAGGTATAGATGAATTTGCAACGGTTCAGATGGTTAACCGATTATCTGACAACGCTCACATCCCATTCGACGAAGCAAACACAGACTATCAAGAATACCTTAAGTGGTTAGCTGAAGGTAACGAACCAGAGCCAGCAGATTAATTAACAGGAGATATAAATGGCAGATACAACGACCACAACTTATGCTCTGGTAAAGCCAGAGATTGGCGCATCCGAAGATTCTTGGGGCCAAAAAATCAATGACAACTTAGATGATATTGATGATTTGCTCGATGGGACAGAAGCCGTTACAGGAATTGATATTGATTCTGGCACGATTGATAACGCAGTTATTGGCGGCACCACGCCAGCGGCTGGAACGTTTACAACTGCAAACGCCACAACGCTACAAATTGGCGGCACATCAATTACATCGACGGCCGAAGAGTTAAATCATTGTGATGGCGTGACGTCAAATATACAGACTCAATTTAATGCGCTATCTACATTAGATCAAATAAAAGATGCTCTTAATCCAGTTGGATCAATTTTTACAACGGTAACTAACTATGCTAACTCAGCAGCAGTGGTTGCTGCAATGGGCGGAACAACATGGGTTAGATTCGGAGCTGGACGAGCTTTAGTTGGTTACAACGCAAGCGATACGGATTTTGACGCCGCAGAAAAAACTGGTGGTAGTAAAAATTCAACTCTACCTACACACAACCATTCAGCAGGCGGTCTTTCAACTGATTCACAAGGCGCACACCAGCATACAACTGGAACAGGTAGATCAGCAAGCACTGCTGGTACGGTTGTAAGTTACTTTTCTGGATTACAAGGAGGAGCTTCTGGTACAGCTTTGTCAACTACTAATTCAGCCGGAGCACACGTTCACTCTCTATCAGGTAGCACAGCTAACGCAGGTGTATCAGCAACAGGTAAGAACTTACAACCGTACATAACAGTTTTTATGTGGAAACGAACTGCATAAGGGAAAATAGATGGCATTGATTCCGTTAAAGCTACCGCCGGGCGTGTATAAAAACGGCACAGAGTTTGAACAATCAAACAGATGGCGTGACGCAAGTTTAGTACGTTGGTCTGAGGGCAGTATGCGTCCAGTTGGCGGATGGACTGATTTTGTTACGACTGGCATAGACGCACCGCCTCGAGGAATGCATGGCTGGCGAGATCTAGACGCTAATAACAATCTTGCAGCTGGAACGTATGAAAAACTATATGCAATAAGCTCTGCTGGCACTGTTACCGACATTACGCCAACGTCATTTACATCTGGAAGGCAAGATGCTCAACAGAACACTGGATATGGCGGCGGTTTATATAACGTAGGATCGTATAGCACTCCTCGAGTGCCAAGCGCAAATTGGTTGCCAGCTACAACGTGGGCGATTGATAACTTTGGCGAAGATTTAGTTGCCTGCTCATCAACCGATGGGAAGTTACATTTGTGGGACGTTGACGGCGGCGGTGTCGCTGCACCAATCACTAATGCGCCAACAGGCAATCAAAGTTTAATTGTTACCGAGGAACGATTTCTATTTGCTTTGGGCGCTGATAATAATCCTCGTAAAATACAGTGGTGCGATAAGGAAAACTTAACGTCATGGACACCGGCAGCAACAAATGAGGCTGGTGACATTGAATTACAATCCTCTGGAACGATTCGATCTGCAATTAGGATTAGAGGCAGGACTTTAATAATTACTGACGTTGACGCTCACTTGGCTACTTATCAAGGGCCGCCGTATGTATACGGATTCGAGCGCGTTGGCTCTGCCTGCGGTACTGATTCACCAAAGTCATTGGTTGCGGTTGATCAAGCCGCATTCTGGATGGGGCAAAAAGGATTCTTTTTCTTTGATGGATCAATCGTCAAGGAGCTGAACTGCGAAGTTAGCGATCATATATTCCGAGACATAAACACAAACCAAATCAGTAAAGTATATGGAACGCATAACAGCCGCTTTTCAGAAATTTGGTGGTTTTATGCCAGTGAAGATTCTACAGAAAACAATCGTTATGTCTCATACGATTACAAAGACAATATATGGATGATTGGCGAGCTGTCTCGAACGGCTGCTATTGATACCGGTATTTTGCGTTATCCAATATGGGCTGGCGCAGATGGCGATTTGTATTTTCAAGAATATGGATTTAATCACGACGGCGCAACGCAATTTGTTGAATCTGGCCCGATAAGTCTTGGTAATGGTGATAACATTATGCACGTCACTGATTTAATTCCAGATGAGTTAACTCAGGGCGACGTAAACGCCAAGTTTAAGACTAGGTTTTATCCTAACGGCACAGAAAGCGAGTTTGGATCATTTACAATGGCTAATCCAACAAACGTTAGATTTAGTGGCAGACAGGTAAGAATGAGAGTTGAGACTACGGTCAACAATGATTGGCGAGTTGGCACGATGCGAATCGAGGCCAAGGCTGGAGGCAAACGTTGAGCGGCCCTCCACCATTAGGAGGCAGCTGGCGAGAATGGGCCGAGCGTCTTAATAACTATATTACTCGAACAAGGAATAAGCTGGACTTTAAGTTAACTGGCGATTCTGCGTCTGAAGATGGAATTATGCTTTGGGACGCATCAATAAATCATATGGTCGTCTCAACAGATGGTGCGTTTCAGCCTATTCCATATGGTGAGAACTCATACGGATATTTTGCAGACTTTACCAATCAAACTGCGGCAAGCATTAATACAGCTACTGCGTTAACGTTTGATACAAGTGCATCATCGCACAATGTTTCGATTGACGGCACTGATGCGAGCAAGATTGTGTTCGCCAAGTCTGGCATATATCGATTAAATTTTAGCGCTGAGATTACTTCAAGTTCAGCCAGCACGGTGACGTTCTATTTCTGGCCTCGAGTTAACGGCGTCAATTTGCCTAACTCAACGATGGTGACTACGTTGCACAACAATGGGCAAAAGAAAATAATTAGCAGGTCTGGCGTTTTTGATGTTAATGCCAACGATTATTTGCAATCAATGTTTGCCGTAGATAGCACAAGTGGCTCTTTATCAACGACTGCGGCAACCGCATTTTGCCCAGCATCGCCATCTGTAACGATGTCTGTGGCGGAACTGTATGTGCCATGAATGTTACTGAAAAGCTGGTCGAATGCAGGAAGTATATTGATGACGCTCTCGCTTATAGCGGTGGTACACATACTTTCGATGATATTGTTCTTGGCGTTCTTAGCTATAGGTACCAATTTTGGCCTCTTGATGATGGCTGTTGCATTACTGAAATCATTGAGTATCCGCGCAAAAAAGTGTTTCACGTTTTTCTAGCTGGTGGTAGGCTTGAACAAATTACAGCCTTAAACGAGCCATTTGCTGAGTTTGCCAAGGCAAACGGATGCTCTTCATTAACAATAGCCGGTCGTAAGGGCTGGGAAAAAGTATTAAATAAACTTGGATGGAAATTCGAGTTTACAACGCTTAAAAGGGAGATATAAATGAGCGGTGGCAGTAAAGGCGGAAGCCGACAAACAACCAGTACATTGCCTGCATGGGTTCAAGCGCCAGCAGAAAGAAACATTGCTAGAGCTGAGCAAGCACAAAAAGTTGGTTATATGCCCTTTTATGGGCCTGATGTTGCGGCATTTAATCCAACACAGCAAGCGGCTTTTAACACAAACATTGGCGCAGCAGAGGCATTTGGAATGATCCCACAGGGATCATTAACTGCAATGCAAGGCATGGCTCCAACACCACAAACATTTGCTGGTGGATTGCAAGGATATTCATCTGGGGCTTTGTTTGATCAAGCTCTGGCTGAGTTACGGGCAAGAAGGCCGGGGCAGGTGGCTCAATACCAAAACATGTTTGTTAATCCATTTAAAGGATAAATTATGGCAGGATCACCACAGGGCGGAATCCCTAACGTAAATCAAGCGGCAGCTCAAGGCATATATGGCGCTGGACAAGGTGCTGCTTTTGAAATGGGATATGCGCCGCAACAAGTTCAAGCTGGGCAGTTGGCGACGACTGATCTTTCTCAGTATCAAAATCCTTACACGCAACAAGTTATTGACGCTCAGGCGCAAGATGTATTGCGTAACGCTCAAATAGGTATGCAAAATCTTGGTGCGCAAGCACAAGCCGCTAGTGCATTTGGTGGTTCTCGGCACGGGATAGCCCAAGCTGAAATTGGGCGTGGCGTTGCTGATATGCTGGGACAACAATCTGCGGCACTAAGGGCTCAGGGCTTTCAAAACGCACAACAGGCCGCTCAAGCTGATATTGCCAATCGAATGGCGGCAGATCAGTTTAACGTTGGCAGTGGACTGCAAGGTAGTCAGCAACGGTTAGCCGCAGGAAATCAACTTGGAAACGTTGCCAATCTTGGCTTTACTATGGGGCAGCAAGTTAATCAAAATTTGTACGATCAAGGCGCTTTGCAACAAGCTGCGCAACAGGCGTTAATTGACTCTGCAAAACAACAATATGCAGGATATGTTGGCGCCCCAGCAAATAGCATTAATTATGCTTCTAACGCAATTGGAGCTACTCCAATGGGCGGAGGGGCAACTCAAACTCAAACTGGAAGTCCGGGGATGGGGCAAACATTATCTACAATACTTGGGCTTGCAAGTATGGCTGGATTTTCAGATGAAAATTTAAAAACAAACATTAAATACATAGATAAAACTTTAAGTGGCATTGAAATGTATACATGGGATTGGAATGAAAAAGCAAAAGAACTCGGCATTGATAGTCAGCCAAAAGCTGGAGTTATTGCTCAGAAAATATTACTTACTCATCCTGATGCCGTATCAGTAGCAGATAATGGTTATTTAATGGTCGATTATTCTAAGATAAATTAATATGTTTAATCCATTTGAAAAAAATCGCCCCAATCCTTACAACTCGCAAGGATTGTTTGGGCAAATGGCTATGTCGCCTTATGTTTCTGCTCAATTGGGTGGCGAACAAAATTTAATGCCGGCATCAACTGTTGCGTTGCCAACGCCTCCTAGTTATGAGGAATCTCAAGGCATTCCATCTGGATTATTATCCGCAGACCAACCAAAAGTCGGCCCTATAGAAGATTACTCATTAGGGCAAGGGGATTCAGGTATTGGTTTGCAACTTCCAACACAGACAGACATTGGAATGCAAGGGCCAGTTAACGGTGGATCAATTGGGCTACAACTTCCAAATATGCAAATTCCAAATATGCAAATTCCAGATCAAGATGAAGATGGTTTAGGAATGTTCATTAGGGACTTTAGCTTCTAAATAGGAAAAAATATGGTAATGGGATTACTTAATGCAGTTGACTTAATGGCAGAAAAAATAGCCAAAAAAAGAGGATTGCAACAGCAAACGCCTCAATTAGTCCAGCCGCAAGAAAACAGAATGGTTCCGATTGTGACAAAAGAGCCTGATCCTCTTTTGGTTATCAATCCCGGCCCTGTAGGAGTAATTTCAGAACCGGGTCGTCAGTATTCGCAAATGGATATGCTTGAAATGGTAAACGCTGGTCGAGGGGACATAATTGCCCAAGGCACTACTTATCCGCAGGGCCAAACAACAATGTTCAATGCTGGTCAAGTAAGCGCTCCAATATATGAGTATGACACGTCTGGTATACCGCAAAATCAACCAGCCAATATACAGCGAGAGGTAGTTTATCCAAACCAACAACCATTGCCTGTTGGGGGAGAGGCACAGCAACAAATAAACAGTTTAGGTTCTAATGGCAGTGTTATTGACAAAATACAAGCTGACGATAGGTTTTCTTTTTCAAGCCAAGATTCTCTTGGATTAAAAAGAAATGGCACTGTGCAATTTAAAGGAACCGATACAGGCGTTGATCCAGTCCAGTTAGATAAAAATCAACAAAAATTAAGCCAAGGTTACGGATCGCAAAAACACTACGAAAACACATTTGGCAATGCTGAATTTATGCTTGCATTGGCAATGGGATTTAACAATTTAAGCACTTTCCCCAATGCGCAATGGGGCCAATTTTTGCAAGGCCAAATGAAAGACATTTCAACGCAAAAGAAGGCAACAAATAATGCCAATTGGTTTGTGAGCAGGGGCAGGGAAGATCTTGCAGAAGCTGTTTTTAACGGCCTACCAATGGAACAGGCTTTGGCAGAATACAACAAAAAGCCAGATGAAACGTTTAGAGAACTTACCGCAGAAGAATATAAAGCAATGGGCCATGATCCACTTTTAAGTGGAAGAATACAAATTAGCGAAACAACTGGCAAAAGATCTGGTTTTGCAAGTAAGCCGCCTCAAACGAATATTAGTGTTAATACGGGTGGAACTGGCAAATACGCAGAACAATTAGGCAAAGTATTTGCAGAGTCTGACGTTGAATTAGCTAATAAAGCAGTAAAAGTTCCTCAAAGAATATCTGCATTAAACGCTACGGCGCTTGCAATAACTGAAGGCGCTGCAAGCCAAGGGGAAGAAGGATTTTTGACTGGGCCGCTTGCAGGATTTAGGCAGGGAGTCGATAAGTTTTTAGTTGCATTTGGAGATAGAAGTCCAGCAAGAATTAACAGACTTACAGATGCGGAGTTAATTGATGCGACTTTAGGTGCCGATGTTTTTGGCGCAATTGGAGAGCTTGGAATTGGGGCAAGAGGATTAGATACTCCAGCAGAAAGAGAATTTTTAAGGCAAGTACTAACTGGGACTACAGAAACAACGCCAGCAGCATTGTTATATCTTGCTTATTTAAGGCAAAAAATACAGTCTAGAACTGCTGAACAATACAACAGTCTTTTTGACTCAGGCGCTTATGGACAAATGGGAGCGCAAAGAGGAATGACAAGAATAGAAATTCCAGAAAGTATATTTGGAGAAGAATTTACAAGTTTTGATGATGCAAAAAAATGGCTCGCTAATAAGAAAAAAGAGTATTCAAATAAAAAAATAGAAGAATCTGTTGCTCCAGACGGCTCAGGATCTTTTATTGATGACGATGGAACTGAATACGATATTGAAAGAATAGATTAAACTATGCCTATATTTAAATTTACGCCAAAAGGTTCAAGTCAGGCTATACAAATATTTGCTCCTGACGAGGCAACTGCAATTTTAAAATTAAAACAAGCCGACAAATCAAACATTGCAACTTTTAAGATTCGTGACCGAAGGCAAGAAAAAGTTAATGAGATTACATCATTAAGTCCTAAAGATGCTAAAGATGTAAATGATAATATGCCAAGCGGTGGTATAGGCACTCAGTTTCTGGCTGGAGTTAATCAAGGTGTAGCTAATTTGGCTGGACTTCCAGTTGATTTAATGACCGCTGGAATAAATAAAGTTGGTGGCGCATTTGAAATGGATCCAATAGAAAATCCATTTATGGGATCACAATATTTTCAAAACGTTATGGAAATGCCTCAAACATTAAGAGGTCAAAAAAGATCGTCTGAATATCAACCGCAAAGTGCGGCGGAAAGATTTGCGCGTCGAGGCGGAGAGTATGCAGGCGCAAGCATGATTCCGGGCGCTGCTGGTGTTGCGCAAGCCGCTAAAGGCGGTAGGGCATTATCAACTGCTGCTGGAGAGGCAGCCGCAGTTACAACTGCCGCAGGATTGGAGCAGGCAGCTGTAGAACAAACTGATGGCGGAATACCATCTTGGCTGCAAAGCATAATAGGAATGGGCGGCGCATTTATACCGGGAGCCGTAGGCGGTTTTGCAAAAAGATCTTCAGCAAAAAAACAATCTATTTATAAACAAACCGCAGAAGATTATAAAAAAAGAGCATCAAACCTTTATGATCGAATTAAGTTAGAAGGCAAGGCAGTAGATCCAACTTCTTATAAAGGTTTAGCTGATGATTCTTTTAATTTTGCTGTAAACGAAGGATTTACTTACATTGATGATTTAGGAAGAGTATCTCTAAGTAAAGATTTTAATAAATCTGAAGAGGTTTTA